GCCGGCCGGCCCGCCCGGCCGGCCCGCCCGGCCGGGCCCGACCCCTACCGGAGCCGACGTGATGCAGCGCCCCACCCTCCAAGAGCAGATCCTCGCCCTGATCGAGCAGTACGAGCGCGAGCGCGCCGCCGAACGCGCCCGAGACATGACTCTCGCCGACCGCCTCGACCACACCGGCCACATCCGCGCCCAGTGGAAAGACATCGAAGCCGAAGTGCCCGACCTGATCCGCGCCGCCGCCGATCAGGGCATGGACCCGCGCGAAATCTCCGAACGGCTGCGGATCAGCCACGCATCCGGCTACGTCGCCCGCATCCTCCGCCAGCAGCGCGCCCAGGCAGCAGGAGACGACGGCGATCCGGACACTCGATGCATGACCTACCACCCCGACTCTGACTTCAAGTGGTCCGCGCGCTGCGAGATGAGCCACGGCCACAGCACCCGCGAGCATCGAGGACGCGACACCAACGGCACAGTCCGCGAATGGCTGCCCGCCACCGACTGACCCACACACACCGCGGGCCCGGCGACGTCTCCACACGTCCACCGGGCCCTAACCACCACGGGAGCAACCCCCGCCATGGCCACCACCAAGCCTAGCCGCACCACCAGCCACACCGAACGCACCACCCGCGTGCACCACCTCGCCGCCACCGGCATGTCCAACCGCGCCATCGCCCGCGAACTCGGCATGCACCACACCACCGTCGGCCGCATCCTCCGCACCACCACCGCACCAGAACCCACCACACCCACACCAGCGGAGCGCACCACCCCCGCCACCAGCGAAACCCCCCGCACACCCTGGCTACTCCGCGACCTCGAACCCGACCTGATCCAAGACCTGAACATCCTCCGCGACCCACACACCGGAGCCCTCCCCGCACCACTCCGCACCATGCTCCGCACCGCCGCCGACGCACGCCGCACCACCATCCTCGCCAACGCCCAACGCCTCGCCGACGAGCAAGAGCAGCGCACGACCGGACGGGGCGAGGGTCGCGCCCGCGCATGACGCATGTCCGACGCCCGCGCTACGCTGGTCTCGGTGGTGCAGCGCTCAGTGAGCGTCCGATCGGCCCACTAGCGTGCCGCGGGTGATCCCGCCGCGCATGACGCCCGCCCTTCGCGAGAGGGCGGGCGTTCGCGCGTTCCCCTCCCGCCACACCGGCCCGGCGTGCCACGATGCGGGGACACCAGTAGAGGGGGGCCACATGGCCAGTCAGCGCATCGTCGAGCGCCGTGGGGCGAACCACGGGCTTCACGTGTTCCTGTCGCTCATCACGTGCGGCATTTGGGCGATCACGGGATGGCCGATCGCGACCGCGATGGGGCGGAAGACCGTGACGCGGGTGCCGGTCGCCCCGCCACCACCGCAGGCGTACCCGCAGCCGCCGGCGCAGCCCTACCCGCCGCAGCAGTACGGGCCGCCGCCCGGACCGTACGGAGCGCCGCAGCCGGGCCCGTACAACCAGCCCCCGCAGCCGCCGCAGCAGCGCCCGCCGCACACGTCGTGGGGCCAGCAGTGACCGCACTACACCCGTAGTTGCGCACGCGCGGAAGATCCCGCATCATGGGGAGCGGCCCCGGCGTGCCCGGAAACGGCCGCCACGAACGCCCCGCAGACACCACGTCGCGGGGCGTTTCTGCATGCCCAGACCCCCGACGGAAGGCCCCCGGCCATGTCGCCCGAGGACATCGAGCACCGGTTCGCGTTCCACGCAGCCACCACCGACGAGAAGCGCGACGCCCACACGTCCGTACGGCAGACATGCCGCCGCGCCGCCGACCACATCAACGAGACCTGCCCCGACGGCCGCGAAAAGTCGCTCGCCCTGACCGCCCTCGAAGAGGCGATGTTCTGGGCGAACGCGGCACTCGCCCGCCAGCAGTAGCAGGCGACAGACCGCCTGAGGCGTGCAGGAGGTGAGCCCATGGCCAAGCCGCGACCCATCACAGACAAAGACCGCGCAGCCGTGCGCCGCCTGCACGCCGAAGGCAAGTCCCGTAACGACATCGCCCGCGAGCTCAAGCGCAGCCCCTCGACCGTGAGCAAGCTCGCGCACGAGCAGGGCCTCTCGTTCGACCGTGCCGCCGAAGTCGCCGCCGCCACCGCCGTACGCAAAGCCGACCTCGACGCACGCCGCACCGCCATGGCCGACACCCTGCAAGACGTCGCCGAACGCGAGATCAGCAAGATGACGCAACCCCACCTGTACTTCGAGTGGGGCGGCAAGGACCACGACTACGACGAGAAGTGGCAGCCCGAGCCGACGCCGGCCGACCGGCGGACCATGATGGCGACCGCCAGCGCGGCGCTCGACCGCTCCCTGAAGCTCGTACCGCCGCGCAACGACCCCGCCAAGGAGTCGCACTCCGTGCTCGGTGAGCTCATGGCCGGCCTCGCCCGGAACTACGTCGAGCGGCACGGCACGCCACCGGCAGAGCCCGTGTACGAGGAGGGCGAGGGCGAGCCCGATGGAAACTAAGCTCGCCCTCTCCACCAAGCAGATCGACAGCATCATGGAGGCCCGCGCCTTCCAGAACATCTGGGAAGGCTCGGTCCGGTCGGGCAAGACGATCGCGTCGCTACTGCGCTGGCTCGACTTCGTGGCCAACCGGCCCGACGGCGGCGAGTTGGTCATGGTCGGCCGCACCCGTGACAGCCTCGCCCGGAACGTGTTCGGCCCGCTCACTGACCCGAACATCTTCGGCGCGCTCGCCCAGGACATCCACTACACCAGCGGGGCCCCGACGGCGAACGTCCTCGGGCGCACCGTGCACGCCCTCGGCGCGAACGACGCCCAGGCCGAACCGAAGGTGCGCGGACTCACCTGCGCGGGCGCGTACTGCGACGAAATCACCACCCTGCCGAAGTCGTTCTACGACCAGTTGAACGCCCGCTGTTCGGTCGAAGGGTCGAAGATCTTCGGGACCACCAACCCGGACAACCCGCAGCACTGGGCCCGTAAGGACTACCTGCAACGCCCCCGCGAAACCCGGCTCCGGTCATGGCACTTCGTCATGGACGACAACCCCGGCCTGTCCGACGCGTACAAGGCCCGCACCAAGGCCAGCTACACCGGCCTGTTCTACAAGCGGAACGTCCTCGGGCTGTGGGTACAGGCAGAGGGCGCCATCTACGACATGTGGGACGAGACACGGCACGTCGTCTCCGAACTGCCGCCGATCACTCGATGGTTCGCCGTCGGCATCGACCACGGCACGAAGAACCCGTTTTCCGCCGTGCTCCTCGGACTCGGCACCGACGGCCGGCTGTACGCCGCGAGCGAGTGGCGGCACGACTCCGCCAAGGCCCAACGCCAGATGACCGATGCCGAGTACTCAACAGAGGTCCGCGCCTGGCTCGCCCGCCTCGGCATCCGCCCGGAATGGGTCGTCGTCGACCCATCCGCCGCCGGATTCATCGAGCAACTGCACCGCGACGGCGTCACCCCGGCGGGCGCCGACAACAGCGTCCGCGACGGCATCGCCACCGTGGCCAGCCTGCTCGCCGCCGGCCGCCTACTCATCCACGAATCCTGCCGCGGCCTGATCGAGGAGTTCCCCGCCTACGTGTGGGACGACAAGGCCGCCGAGAAGGGCGAAGACAAGCCCGTCAAGTTCGCCGACCACTCCCTTGACGCACTGCGCTACGCGGTGCGCACGACGGAGGCCCTGTGGCGTCCGCACGTTCCGATCGGCCTGACCCTGGCCGCATGACCCTGTGAGGAGGTGCGCCCCGTGCCCCTCCCCACCAGCGACACCGTGTGGCCGCCGATCGACCCCGCCGTACAGTCCACGCTCGCCGACTGGGACGCCTGGTGGTCTGCCGACCCAGACCGGCTCGAAGCCCGCTACGGCAACCGGCCGGACCAGCAGGCCAACCGGCCGGCACAGTACGCGGGCGGCGTCCGCGGCGCGCTCGCCCGCTGGTTCTGGGGCAACCCCACCCCGGCCGGCGAGAAGCGCTCCAAACTGCATGTGCCCTTGGCGGGGGACATCGCCCGCACCAGTGCCGAGCTGCTGTTCTCCGAACCGCCCACCATGACCAGCGACAGCAAGACCACACAGGCGCGGCTCGACGAACTCGTCTCCGGTGGCCTGCACCCGTCGCTCCTCGAAGCCGGGGAGGTGTGCGCCGCGCTCGGTGGCGCCTACCTGCGCGTGGTGTGGGACGACGAGGTGTCCGACCGGCCTTGGGTCGACAGCGTGGCCGCAGACCGGGCCGTGCCCGAGTTCCGGTACAACCGCCTGTGGGCCGTCACGTTCTGGACCGTGCTGGAGAACACCGACCCCGCCGACCGGCGCGTCTTCCGGCACCTGGAGCGTCACGAGCGCGGCCGGATCTACCACGGCCTGTACGAAGGCAGCCAGACGCACCTTGGCATGGCCGTTCCCCTGCTCGACCACCCGGCCACCGCACCACTCGCCGCCGAAGTCGACAGCGAGGGCGGCCTCGACACCGGGGCCCCCGACCACCTGACCGCCGCCTACGTGCCCAACGTCCGCCCCGCCCGCGCCTGGCGCCACATCCCCACCGCCGCACGCTGGGGACAGTCCGACTACCAGGGCATCGAAGGTCTGATGGACGCCCTCGACGAGACGTATTCGTCGTGGATGCGGGACGTACAGAACGGCAAGGGCCGCGTCATCCTCGCCCAGTCCGCCCTCGAAAGCCTCGGACCAGGCAACGGCGCAGCGTTCAACGAGGAACGCCGCATCTTCACCGGCCTGAACGTCATGCCGCGCATGGACCGGGCCGAACTGATCGAGGTCGTCCAGTTCGAGATCCGGGTACAGGAGCACGCCGACACCTGCCGGGCACTGACCGAACAGGCCGTACGGCAGGCCGGCTACTCCGCGAGCACGTTCGGGGAGTCCGGCGACGGTTCGGCGGTGACCGCTACGGAGATCCGAGCCCGTGAGCGGCGCAGCATGACCACCCGCGCCCGTAAGGCCCTGTACTGGGGTCCTGCGGTCGCGGACATCACGGCCGCGCTGCTCGCTGTCGAGGCCGGCTTCCGGTTCGGCGTCGTCGGTTTGGACCTGACCCCGCCGAAGGTTGAGTTCCAGGACTCGATCAGCGACTCGCCGACCGAGCTCGCGACCACGGTCGAACTCTTGCACCGGGCCGAGGCGGCCTCGGATGAGGTCAAGGTCCGCATGATCCATCCGGATTGGGACGACGACCAGGTTGCCGCCGAGGTGGCCGCGATCGTGAGCACCCGCGGCGAGGCCGCACCCGACCCGGCTGCACCGTTCCCCCGGTAGCCGACGACGTGAGGGGGTGACACTGTGCCGATCAACCCTGGCATGGTCGAACCCCTCGCCGAGCACACGCGGGACCTGTACGCCGCAGCCGAGGAGCGGCTCTTGGGCATCATCGCCCGGTCGCTCGCCGACGGGCTGGACGCCCCGCAGTGGGCCGAGCGCAAGCTCTCCGCCGTGCAAGCCCTGCGCCGCGCGGCCCAGGCCACGTTGGACGAGACCGGCCGCGCCGTCACCCTCGAAGTTTTCAACGTGATCGCCGACGCGTGGAACGTCGGCCACCAGGCCGCCGTAGCCGAACTCGGTGTCCTCGACGAGCAGACGGCGGCCATGGTCCGGCGCAACGCCCCGAACGCCGCCGATGCCGACCGGCTCGCCGAAGACACCGTCCAGCGCGTCACCGGCCGGCACCGCTCCATCGTCCGCACCATCGTCGACCGCTTCCGGGCCACGGTCGCCAACGTGACCGCGCTGGTCACCTTCGGCCGCACCCGCCAGCAGGCCACACAGGACGCCATGCAGCAGTGGGCCGACCAGGGCATCACATCGTTCGTGGACCAGTCGGGGCGCCGCTGGAAGCTCGCTTCGTACGCGGAGATGGCCGTGCGTACGAGCGTGGGCCGCGCGGCGGTCGAAGGGCACATGCGGTCGCTCGCGTCCGCCGGATACGACCTCGTGATTGTCTCGGATGCGCCGCTGGAATGCCCGCTCTGCCGTCCGTGGGAGCGGCACATCCTGTCCATCGCCGGGCCGCCCGGACGTCGCACCGTCGAGGTCGAGCACGCGACCCAAGATGGCGTCATGGTGCAGGTCCCCGTGTCCGGCAGCCTCGACGAGGCGCGCCTGGCCGGGCTACAGCACCCGAACTGCCGCCACTCCGTGTCCGCGTACACGCCCGGCATCACCCCGTTTCACGACGCCCGGCCCGACCCCGCCGCGTACGAGGCCTCGCAGCGGCAGCGCGCCATCGAGCGCACCATCCGCAAGTACAAGAACCGGGCCGCCGCCAGCGTCGACCCGGCCGCGCAGAAGCGCGCGAACGCCAAGGTTCGCGACTGGCAGAAGGCCATGCGCGAGCACCTCGCAGCGCACCCGGACCTGATCCGCTACCGCGACCGCGAGCAGCCCGGCGCCGGGAACCTGCCGCCGCGCCTGCCGCAAACCCCCGACGAGGCCATGCAGGCCGCCCGTATCCGCTCCGGCGACGACCGCACCCCGCGGGAGATGTCGGATGCGGAGCTCGCCGCGGCCATGCGGTTCGGGAACCTCGACGCCCGCGACCGCGCCCGGATCATGCAGGAGGCCGACCGGCGCGACCTCGCCGCCCTGATGAACCGCGCCGCCCCCGGCGGCCGGCTGGTTGCCGATCTGATCCAGTTCTCCGACACCGAACTGGGCCGGATCTTCGGACAGACGACCGACGAGGGCGACCGGCTGCGCATCATGACGGAGATGGACCGGCGCGACCTTGCGGCCGGCCTTCCCGGCGTCCGGCCGGACCTCGTGGGCCTGTCGGACGACCAGCTCGCCGCCCGTTCCCGTGGGGCCGACCCGGCGCTACTCGCCGACCTGGCCGCCGAAGCGCACCGGCGCGACCTGCTCGCCCGGCTGTTCCCCGGAGGCCGGCTCGCCGACGACCTGGCCGGCATCGGAGACGACGAACTCGCGTGGTGCATGCAGTACGCCGAGCCGGCCGAAATCCTGCGCATCGCCGCAGAGATGGACCGCCGTGACGCCGTCACCCTGCCGCCACCGGTACAGACGGGCGACCCGGTCGCCGACCTGATCGCCAACCGGCGCGCGGTCGACGACAGCCTCGCGCCCGCGCCGCCGCCCGAGCAGTGGGGGCGGTACGCCGACACCGAGCAGCCCACCGACGACGGCGAGCGAGACGAACCCGAGCAGCGCATCACCCTCGCGCAGGCACGCGAGCTCTACCGCGAGTACGTGTACACGCAGTGGCTCCAGGCTGAGGAGGACTGCCGCGGCGTGCTGCTCACCAAGCAGGCGCAGACCGCCAGGGTCGACGCTGAGTCGCTGTTCAGCGGGCCCGCGCACATCGCGTACGCGCGCGCGTCCGACGAACTGAAAGCATGGTGGGCGGAACACGGCCGACTGACGCAGGTCGAGTTCATTGAGCAGGCCACCGGCCGTACGCAGCGTGGCGCCGCCACCGCGCGCAAGGCCAACAGCGACCAGCAGCAGCGGAGGTGATCCCCGGTGGGGACACGTGAGGACATCGCACGGGCCATACAGGAGGGACGCGAGACCGGCAGGACCGGCCAGCCCCCGACCGTATGCCCGTATCCGCGCACGTCGCTGCTGCGTCCCGCGTGGATTCGCGGCTACACCGAGACCCGTCCGCCCCGCGAGGGGTAGGGCGTAGCACCACCAGCACACCAGGGGTCCGCAGCCGCGGGCCCCTTCGCATGCCCGCCCAGCACCGCCCGCACGGGCCCGCCGGGCAACCCGGAAAGGGAGAACACCCATGGCTACCCCCGTGGAACCCGCAGCCGTCCCGGCTGCACCCGCAGCACCGCCCGCCGCCGCGCCCGCGGTGCCCCCGGCTCCGCCCGTACCGCCCGCCCCCGCGGGTGACACGGACTGGAAGGCCGAAGCCCGCAAGTGGGAAGACCGGGCGAAGGCCAACAAGACCGCGGCCGACGAGCTCGCCACGCTCAAGGCCGAGCGAATGAGTGAGCAGGAGAAGGCCGTTCAGGCCGCGACGGAGCAGGGCCGCACGGCCGCGCTCGCCGACGTCACTCCGCAGCTCGCACAGGCCCGGCTTGAAGCCGCCGCCGCACGCAAGGGCGTCGACCTCGCGCCGTTCGCCGACCTGCTCGACGTCACCAAGTTCGTCGTAGACGGCGAGGTGGACGGCGACGCCATCACGGCCGCGGTCGACAAGCTTGCCGCGCTCGCCCCCCGTGGCGCCGGCCGGTCCGGAGGCGACATGGGCGGGGCCGGAGGCTCCGGCGACACGGCCACCAGCCTCGACAAGCAGATCGCCCAGGCCAAGGCCGATGGCGACTGGCGCACAGAGATGCGCCTGCAGAACAGCAAGCTGCTCGCCGCCGAGGCGCAGCAGTAACCCGGCGGCCGGCACAGGGCCGCGCCCCCGCACCTACCTAGGAGAGTGGCCCCATGGCCGGTATCACCGAGCTCGGCACGACCTACAACCTGCCCAACTACACGGGCATGCTCCACCAGCTCACGCCCAGCGACACCCCGTTCTTCTCCGCGATCGGCGGCCTGTCCGGCGGCGGACAGACCAACTCGATCGAGTTCGAGTGGCAGACCTTCGACCTGCGCGCCGCAGGGCAGAACGCGAAGCTGGAGGGCGCGGACGCGCCGACCGGCCAGGAGCGGGTGCGAGCGAACGTCTCCAACCTGGTGCAGATCCACCACGAGACGGTGGAGGTGTCCTACACGAAACTTGCCGCCGTGCAGGCGAAGTCGGGCATCAACAACGCCCAGTCCAACCCGGTCACCAACGAGGCTGACTGGCAGATCGAGCAGATGCTCAAGCAGATGGTCCGGGACATCGAGTTCTCGTTCATCCAGGGCACGTACCAGAAGCCGGCCGACAACACGACCGCGCGGCAGACGCGGGGCATCCTCGAAGCGATCACCACGAACGTGATCGCGGTCGACGCCGGCGCTGGCGCGGCCGGCCCGTTGACGGAAGACATGGTCCTCGACCTCCTCCAGTCGATCTGGGAGAACGGCGGCATCCAGGAGTCCGGGACCGCCACGCTGATGGCGAACGCCTACCAGAAGCGCAAGCTGTCGGACATTTTCATCACGCAGAAGAACTACCGCGAGGAGAGCAGGACCGTCGGCGGTGTCCGTGTGCAGACCATCGAAACCGACTTCGGCACCCTGAACCTGATGCTGGACCGGCACATGCCGGCCGCGCAGCTCGCGGTCGTGTCGCTGGAACAGTGCAGCCCCGTGTACCAGGAGATCCCCGGTAAGGGGCATTTTTTCGCGGAGCCGCTGGCCCGCACCGGTGCGACGGACCGTACCCAGCTGTACGGCGAGGTCGGCCTGAACTACGGCAACGAGCGCACGCACGGCAAGATCACCAACCTGACCACGGCCGACGCGTAAGGGAGGTGACGCCCGATGCCGTTCCAGTTCACGAATACCCGATATCCGGAGCTGAACCTCTGCTCGGTGGCCGGCCGGTGCCGCTTCCGCGGGGGCCGGTTCGTCACCGAGGACAGGGCCGTTGCCGACGCGCTCGCGGCGCTGCCGGAGTGGTACGGCATCCGTGCCGTGGCCGCTCCGGAGCCGGCCGTTGAGACGACCGCGATTGAGCAGCCGACGCCGGCCGCCGAGTCTGAGCAGCCCGTGCCGCGCGCGCGGCGCAGGAAGGGCGGCGCCTGATGGCCCGCACCGCAATCACACCAACCGGCGTCGGCGCGGCGGGCGTAGTGCTCGCCGACGTCGACACCGCCGCGGAGCTCACCGACGGGAATTCGTTCCCGTGGGCCCGCGGCCGGCACCTGTACGTCGCCAACGGCGACGTGACGGAGCTGACGGTCACGGTGCAGACCCCTGCCACCGTGGGCGCCGGGGCGCTGGCCGTCGCCGACGCCACGTTCACTGTCGCGGCGGGCGCCGCCCGGCTGCTGCCCGCACTCGGCATCGAGTTCCGGCGTGCCTCTGACGGGGCGGTGTGGGTCGACTACGCGGGCGCTTCGGCGTCCGTGACCGTCGCCGTCCTCGACCTGTAGAAGGGGGTGCGGCTGTGGCCCGGATCTACGCGGCCAGCGAGCAGTACGAGACCTACACCGGTGGCGCCGCTCCGGTGGACATCGCCGCCCGCCTGGCGCAGGCGTCCCGGTTCCTCGACAGCCGGGTTTTCCGGCTGTGCTGGTACGAGGTCGAGGAGACCGGCCTACCGTCGAACCCGGCGGTTGCGGAGGCGTTCGCGAACGCTACATGCGCGCAGGTGCAGTGGGGGGTGGACGTCGGCGACACGACCGGCGCGGCCGGGGCCGGTTGGGGCTCGGTGGAGATCGGCTCCGTCCGCCTCGCCCGGTCGGTGACGTCGGTGTCCGGTGATGATGCGCCGGGCCGGCAGGTTGCCCCGGAGGTGTGGGATTCGCTCCGGTCGCCGGACCTGACGCCGGATGTGTTCCGGCTGGGGGCGGTGGCACAGTGCTGAGCCTCGATTTCCTGTGGCGCCATGAGGTGACGGTCGAGGCGTACGAGGGCGACGGCGCCTACGGGCCCGTCTATGCCGCACCCGTCACCGTGCGGTGCTTCCTCGACCAGAAGACCCGCACGGTGGTCGACAAGGAAGGGCAGGAGGTTGTCAGCCACGGCACGCTGTACGCCCCGCTGGCTACCGTCTGCCCGCCCGAGTCCCGTATCACGCTGCCGAACGGTGACACGGCAACCGTCATCAACGCCCTCCGGCACGACGGCGGCGGACTGCCTACACCGGATCACCTGGAGGTGCAGCTATGACCCAGTACACGCGTTTCACGCCGGGCCGGGTGAATTTCCGTACCGGCCGCGGTCGGCGGCTGGCCGAGGAGGGGCTACGGAAGGGCCTTGAGCATGTCCTTGAGCGTGCGCGGGCGATCGTGCCCCTGCGCGAGGGGCCCCTCGAACGGTCCGGCCGCGTCGTCCAAGACGGGCTTGAGGGGGCGGTCACGTTCGACACCGTGTATGCCCGCCGGCAGCACGAGGAGCTGGATTGGAAGCACCTACCGGGCCGTACCGCAAAGTACCTCGAAAAGCCGATGAACAGCGAACGGCAGGTCGTGTTGGAACTGATGGCCGTGGGGCTGCGGAGGTGGCTTCGTGGCTGATGACACCGACCTGATTGACGGCGTCGCCCAGTACCTCAACGGGCTCGGACTGGTCACCTACGACCCGACCGGCGTTACCGGTGACTGCTTCGCCGAGTCGATGCCGCCGACCCCGGACACCGCGGTTGTCCTGACCTTGTACGACGACAGCACGGAGCCCGACTCCAAGCTGCCGTACGACGAGCCGCGCATGCAGGTGAAGGTACGCGGCGGGCCCGATCCGCGCACGTCCCGAACCCTGTGCAAGCAGATCCGCGACGTGCTGCATGGCCTTGGGCCGGTCACCCTGCCGGACGGCACAGAACTGATCCTGTCCGTCTGCTTGCAGTCCGCCCCCGCGTCGCTCGGTGTCGACGACAACCGCAGGCACGCGCACGTCTGCAACTTCCGACTGGAGATCGTCAACCGGACGACCCACCGCAGCTAACCCCCTCGTCCTTTCCCGCCCCGTCGCACTGCGCCGGGGCTCTTTCGCATGCCCGGAGGTAGCCCCATGGCGCCCGTCAAGTACAACGCCCGCGACATCGAGTTCGAGATCGAGGACTTCGCCAACCCCGGTACGTGGGTGGCGATCGGCCCCGACGCCATCAACACATTCTCCAAGAGCCAGAACTACGAGGACACCGACACCACCACCTTCGGAAGCGAGGGTCAGGAGGAGTCGCAGAACATGCAGATCGGCAAGTCCATGACCCTGGAGGGCTTCCGACTGCGCGACAAGACCACCGGGGCTCTCGACGCCGGACAGGCCCTCGTCGAGGCACAGGCCGAACGGCTCGGTGACGACTCCCTGATCGGCTTCCGCTACGCCCACAAGGACGACACCGAGTGGGTGGTGTGGACGCAGGCCCGTTTCCAGCTGGGCGACACGGGCGGCGACAGCAACGCCAAGGTGACGTGGGCCGTCACCGTGACCCGCTCCGGTGCCGACACCACGGCGGTGAAGGCGTGACCGCACGCAAGACCCCCGCCGCCGGCTCGTACGAGGAATTCCTCACCCAGGCGTTCGGCTCCCGCACAGAAACGATCCGCGACGTCGAGGTACGCATCCCCACCGATGTGCCGCTGGCCATGGAACAGCGAATGCGCGCCCTCGAAGACTCCGAGGACGAGGAGGACATCCGCGAGCTGGTCGCCATGCTTTTCGGCGCCGACGTCCTCGACGAGTGGCGCACCAACGGCATGGGCCTGCTGGAGTTCAAGACCGTGCTCGCGTGGGGCATGGCGCACGCAAGCGGAGCGGGCGTGTCCTTCATGGAGGCGCTCGCCGCAGTGCGTGAGGCGGAGGCGGCGGAGGGAAAAGCGCCGTCCGGGCAGAACCGCGCAAGCCGCCGAGCCGCGCCGAAGAAGCCGTCTGGCGGTACTGGTGGGCGGTCCGCGCGGACTTCCGCCGCGAGTACGGCATCACGACGCAAGAGCTCGCCCGCATAGGCCGGTCCGAGTTCTGGGCGCTGCTGCACGCCCTGTCTCCCGAGTCGGCGTTCCGGCGGGTCGCCGGGGACGAGCTCGCGATCGTCGACGACCCCGACCAGATCCGTGCCGCGCTCCGCGGCTGACAACCGAATAGGGGGTGGTCGCGGTGGCGCTCAACATCGGCGAGCTGGTCGGCTTCATCAGGGCGGACGACCGCGGCATGCGGCGCGGCCTGAACGACGCTGAGCTGCGGATGCGAGGCTTCCAGCGCGACACGGAGGGGCGTCTCCGACGCCTCGACGGAACGTTCGCGACGACCGGTGAGCTGCTGGCCGCGGGGATCCGCGAGGGCACGGACGAGGGGCGCCGGTTCACGTTCCAGCTCGGGCGGCTTGCTGGCGCGGGGCGTGGCCTGCTGGGTGTGGCGGCGTCGATCGGCGGTATCGCGGCCAAGCTCGGTGTCGCGGTGCCGCTGGCAGCCGGTTTGGCGGGCGCTGTGGGCAGTATCGCCCCCGCGGCGGCTGTGGCGGTCACCGCTCTGGTGGCGGTGCAGCTCGCATCGAAGGCGATCAAGCTTGGCATGGTCGGTGTGGGGGATGCGGTCAAGGCCGCCATGGACCCCAGCAATCCGGAGGCGTTCGCCGAAGCGCTGGAGAAGCTGTCGCCCGAAGCGAAGGCGTTCGCGAAGCAGGTCAAGGCGATGCAGCCGGAGTTCAAGGCGCTGCAACAGTCCGTCCAGGACAAGATGTTCAAGGACTGGTCGAAGTCGTTGAAGGAGGCCGGCAGGTCGGTTCTGCCGGTGCTCCGTAAGGGCCTTGAAGGTGCCGCGACCAGCGTCAACCGCATGGGCCACGGCGTGGCTTCGGCCGCGCAGGAAATGGCGGAGAACGGCACGCTCGGGCGTGCGCTGAGCAGCGCGAACCTGGGCCTGTCGAACCTGACCCGCGCGCCCGGCCAGCTCGTGAAGGGCCTGGGCCAGATCGCGGCCGCTGCGGGGCCGTCGTTCGAGCGGCTGACCGGCGCCGCCGGCGGAGCGCTCGACAAGCTCTCCGACCGGCTGACGAAGGCGTTCGAGTCCGGCGCCATGCAGAAGGCCATCGAGCAGGCCATCAGCCTGATCGGTGACCTGGCGGAAATCGCCGGGAACGTGTTCTCAACGATCGGTTCCATTTTCTCCGCGGCTGAGGCGTCGGGCGGCGGCTTCATCGGCGTCCTCAAGACGATCACGCAGGCGTTGGAGGATGCGTTCGCGTCGCCGGAGGTCCAAGCCGGACTGCGCGCGATCTTCGAGACGATGGCCGAGGTTGCCAAGGTCGTCGCGCCGCTGCTCATCGAGGTGATGAAAGCCGTCGCGCCCGTCTTCGTGGCGCTGGGTCCGCCGATTCAGACGCTCGTCAGGGCGCTGGGTGCGGCCCTTCAGCCGGTCATCAAGGCCCTGGCACCGGTGCTGAAGGTCGCGGCTGAGGCGTTCGGGAAGCTGATCGAGGCGGCGGCACCCCTGCTTGAGGTGGCCGGAGAGCTGATCGCCGCTCTGCTGCCCGCCCTGACTCCATTGTTCGCCGCGCTCGTACGTGTGTTCGAATCGCTGGCTCCGGTGATCAAGACCGTGGCAGACATCCTGTCCCGCACCCTGACACCGATCTTCGAAAAGCTGACACCGATCATCGAGCCGCTGGCGGAATTGCTTGCCGATCAGCTCGTGTTCTGGCTCGAATTCCTGGGTGATCTGCTGGTCGAATTGGCGCCGTCGCTGGAAAAGATGGCGGTCGCATTTGCCGACCTGATGGTTGCTCTCGCGCCGGTGATTGAGGCGTTCGCGAAGCTGAGCGCGAAGCTGCTGGAAAAGCTGGCCCCTTACCTGCCGAAAATCATCGAGTTGGTGGGGAAGCTTGCGGCCGGACTGGCTTACGTCCTCGGCTCCAACATCACGAACGTACTGATTCCGGCGCTGGAGATCCTGACCAAGCTCCTGTCCGGTGATTTCTCCGGTGCGCTGGACAGCGCAAAGAAGATGGCCGCGGACATGGCGGGCAAGGTCGCCCAGACGTTCAGGGAAATGCCGCGCAAGGCATGGTCTGCGCTGAAGGATCTCGGCTCCAAGCTGAAAGCCCGGATGACCGAGGCTGGTGTCAACATGGTTGCGGAAATGCGGCGCCGTATCGGCATGGTCGTAGACCACGTAAAGAGCATTCCGGGCCGGGCGCAGTCCGCGTTGGGCCGGGCCGGAATCGCATTGTTCAAGTCGGGCCGGGCGTTGATCAGCGGTTTCATTAGCGGCATTCTGTCGAAGGTGGGCGAGGTCGCTTCGGCGGCATCGTCCGTCGTGTCGCGGGCGCGGGACTTCTTTCCGTTCTCGCCTGCGAAGGAGGGCCCGTTTTCCGGGAAGGGCTGGACGTTGTACTCCGGCCAGTCGATCGGTGACGCGATGGCGGCTGGTCTGGCGTCGCGCGGTGGCGCGGTGCGGTCGGCTGCGGCTGGCCTGCTGGGCGCGGCAAATGACGCAATGGCGTCGATGCCGGTGCCGGTGCCGATGGGTGGCGGTGGTGTCCCCGCGTGGGCGCAGGATGCCCAGTTCCGTGGAGCGCCGCAAGGCGGCGGCGTGCAGACGGTCCGGATCGTCGTGGATGGCCCGGAGGCGATGACGCGCCTTATTCGCAAGATCGTGCAAACCGATGGCCGCGGCAGTGTGCAGACCGCGTTCGGAAAGTAGGGGGTGGTGGGTGTGGCGGTGCCTGATGCTCGGATGGAGCTGGAGATCGATGGCGCGTGGGTGGACGTCACGGCCGATGTGCGGGCCGCGGGTACGCAGATCACGCACACGCGCGGTCGGCGCGAGGGCGCGTCGCGTACCGACCCGGCGGCGGCGTCGTTCATCCTGTCGTCGCCGGGGGGTCGCTACTCCACCCGCAACCCCCGCTCGCCGTACTTCGGCAAGCTCGGGCCGAACACGCGAGCGCGATGCACGGTGGTCGGGCCGAAGCACGTCGCTCTCAACGGCGCCGTAGGGGATTACGCATACACCGAAGATGATCCCGACCTCGATATCACCGGCGACATCGATATCCGATTTGACGCCGACCTGAGCAACTGGACGTCGGCCACAGCCAATCTCAGCACGGTCGAATACATGGCCAAATTGGGCTTCAACGCCGGAGAAAAGTCCTGGCTGTTGGGAAGCCGGGACGGCTCTCTGTACATCGAGTGGTCAGCTGACGGCGCGAACACCTTGGGCGCCAAGTCCACCGAGATGCTCGCGGGAATCGTGGGCCGCAGGGCAGTACGCGTGACCCTCGACGTCGACAACGGCTCCGGCGGCTGGACGGTCACTTTCTACACGGCCGACACCATCGCAGGTCCGTGGATCGAGTTCGGCAACCCGGTCACCGGTGCAGGAGTGACCAGCCTTTTCAACAGTCCGACCCGTCTCCGTATCGGCGACGCGTCCCCCATCACATTCGCCCGCGCCACGGGCCGCTGCTTCGCGGCCGAGGTGAGGAACGGAATCGACGGGCCTGCTGTAGCCGATCCCGACTTCACCGCACAGGCCCTAGGCGCGGCCGGCTTCGTCGATTCCGCCGGACGCGCCTGGAGCATGAACGGCACAGCTTCCATCAGCGACCGGTGGCCTCGTTTCGTGCTGTCGGTGCCGGAGTGGCCGCCGTCGTGGCACGTGTCCGGGCATAACGTCACGGCCGACCTGACCGCGGCGGGCACGCTGCGCCGGCTGGGGCAGGGGCAAAAGGCCCTCGACTCGACACTCCGGCGGCGTATCCCCTCGTTCGGACCACTGGCGTACTGGCCGATGGAAGACGAGGCCGACGCCGGTACCGCCGCATCTCCCATCGCTGGGGTACCGGCGATGTTCGTCCAGAACTTTGACTTCGCGTCTGACGACACGCTGGCCGGGTCGAAGCCGCTTCCGACTGTTGACCGGTCCACCGGCCAATGTCTGATGCAGGGCAGAGTGCCTGCGCCCGGTACGACGCTGGATTCGTGGGCCGTGGTGTGGATGTATCACGCGCCGGAGCCGAATGCGACGCTGGCTACGATCATGCGGACGCAGTCCACGGGCACCGTGCGGGAATGGTTCCTCCAGATTCGTAGCGACGTGTCCCGCGTGTTCGGTCTGGACGCTGACGGGAACACCGTGTTCACGGTCGATGTCGCTACCGGCGAGAAGCTGTTCCGGCAGTGGGTGCGGGTTGACTTCAGTGCTACGCAGAACGGCGGCAATGTTGACTGGCATGTCGGGTGGCAGCCGGTCGGCAGCGCGGCCGGGGCCACCAGCGGCAGTTTCGCGGGCACCGTGGGTGCGCCTTCGACGGTCGGCGGTTCAGCCGGCGGATTCAGCTCGCAGCTCGACGGTATGGCGATGGGCCATGTCTCGGTGTGGCCTACGTCGAGCAGCAGTGTCGGCCCGTTTGCCCTGTTCAGTGCGGCTGATGCCTGGACGGGGGAGACGGCCGGTGAGCGTGTCGAGCGCCTGGCCGACGAGGAGGGGCTACCGATCGGGGTTGCGGGCACGGCGAGCATGCAGCAGCGCATGGGTCCGCAGCGCCCGGCAACGCTGCTGGAGCTGCTGGAGGAGTGCGAGGCGACCGACGGCGGCATCCTGTACGAGGATCGGGAATCGACCGGGCTTCGCTACCGGGATCGGGCGTCGCTGTACAACCAAACGCCGAAGCTGGTCATCCCGTACGGACAACTGGCGCCGCCGCTGACTCCAGTGGACGACGACCAGCAGATCCGCAACGACGTCACCCGCCAGCGTATCGGCGGGTCGTCGGCCCGTGTGGTTGTCGAGGACGGGCCGCTGTCCGTGGACGCTGTCGGCCTCTACGACGAGTCCGTGTCCCTGTCGATGCACGACGACACACAGCCGCTCCAGATCGCCGCCTGGGCCGCGTACCTGGGCACGTGGGATGAGCCCCGGTACCCGTCGGTGCGCATTCTGCTGCACAAGTACCCGGCGCTGATCGCTGACGTGCTCGCGCTCGACGTCGGCGACACGATCCGCATCACCGACCTGCCGATTTTCCTGCCACCCGGCCCGGTCGACCTGATGGTCATGGGCTACCGGGAGGACATTGGCCCGCGTACGTGGGAGGTGACCCTTTTCTGTACGCCGGCGGGCCCGTGGTCGTCCCTTGGGGTGGTCGACGAGTCGCATGCGGACACGACCGGCTCCCAGCTCGTGATCACCGTGGACGAGGCCACCACGGCTGTACCGGTGGTCACGACGCTGGGCCCGCGATGGGTGGACAGTGCCACGTACCCAGACGACTTCCCGTTCGACGTCACTGTGGGCGGCGAGGCCATGACCGTGACCGCGTGCACCGGCGTGGTCGAGGACGCCTTTGACGATGCCGTCGCCTCCGGTTGGGGGACGGCCGACTCCGGGCAGGCATGGACGGCGGACGGCGGCAGCGCATCCGACTACGCCGTCAGCGGCGGCACCGGGCGGCTCCTCCTGCCCGCGGCCACGTTCCTCGCCCAGGTGGCCGCCGTGTCGACAGCCGACGTGGACTTGCGCGTTGACTTCTCGCTCCCCGTCGCCCCCACGGGCGACAGCGCATACGTCTACCCGGTCATCCGCTACGCGGACGGCACCCACTTCTACTTCGCCCGCGTGCAGATCACGGCCACCGGGGGAATGTTCCTCAACCTGCGCAAGCGGGTCGGATCGGAGACGCTGCTCGACTCCTACGCCACGGGCATGACCCTCACCGCAGGCGCCTGGTACACGGTGCGCCTGACCGTGACGGGCAGCGACCTGGCGGCGAAAGTGTGGCTGCGGTCCGACCCGGAGCCCACCGACTGGCAGGTGTCGGCTACCGACACCGACCTGACCGATCCCGAATCCGTCGGGGTCCGTGGCTTCATCGGCGGCAGCACCACGAACGCGATGCCGTTCACGATGGAGTTCGACAATCTGCGCGCCGACCCGCAGACCTTCACCGTCACCCGGTCCGTCAACGGCATCGTGAAATCGCACGCCGCCGGGGCGGACATCCGGCTCGCCCACCCGTCCTACGTCGCCCTGTAAGGAGCCCCCCATGCCTCAGTTCCCGCCGGGCACCAAGCTCACCGCCGCACGGTTCGCGAAATTCGAGTACGGAGCGCAGCTTTCGTCAGGGACGCCCACCACGTTGGCAGACAGCGTTATCACGGAGATCGTCTTCGACACGGTCGACGTCGACACAGCCGACGGCGCGGCCGACGTGGCCAACAACAGGATCATCGTGCCCGTCTCAGGCCTGTGGATGTGCTGGGCGTCCCTCAATTTCGCGGGGAACGCCAACGGTCGCAGAGAGGTCGTCATCACGGTGAACGGCGCGGGCCGCATCTGGGACTCCCGCGACATCGACGATCTGAGCACGGTGGCGGGCCGGATCACGGTGGCTGGCGGCGCGATGCTGTCCGCCGGCGATGCCGTGACCGTCCTCGGGCGCCAGACCTCCGGCGGGAACCTGGACTCGGAGGCCGGCAGTATCGCGCCCCGCCTGGGCATTTTCCTCCTCGCGGAGATCTGACCCGCCAGGCCCTCCCAGCCCTCTCTCTACCGCCCCGTCAGGGGCTTTTCTCATGTCTGGAGACGCCCATGCCCACCATCATCAGTCGCGCCATGTGGGGCGCCCGACCATGGAACGGCGACCCGGCCAGCAAAGGCCCCGCCCGTGTTCCGCTCAGCTCGCGTACCGAGTTCTTCGTCCACTACGACGGCGCCCGCCACGTCACCCGCACTGGCTACGCGATCCCGCGCGCGATCGACGCCCAGCACCAGGCGAAGGGCTGGGCCGGGATCGGGTATTCGTTCGTCGTCGATCAATCCGGCAACATCTACGAGGGCCGCGGGTGGGACCGGCAGGGCGCGCACTGCCCCGGCCACAACGTCAGCGGCCTCGCCGTACAGATCGCCGTCGGGGGCGACCAGCAGCCTACGGAGGCGGCCCTCGCCGCGTGCCGGTGGCTGTACGACGAGGGATGCCGCCGCACCGGCCGGACGCTCGCCCAGAAGGGGCACCAAGACGGCATCGCCACGCAGTGCCCCGGCGGCATTCTGTATGCGTGGGTGCAGGCCGGCATGCCCGCCAAGGGGTACAAGCCGCCGACGGGTACCGCGCCGCAGGGCGGCACGTCCGGCACCGTCCCGAGCGTGGCCCGCTACCAGGTCACCATCGGCGGACTCGAATACGGGTACGGCGCCCACGGCGACCACGTGACGCAGGTGGGTCGCGCGCTGGTCGCCTGCGGCCACGGCGACGCGTACCGGGTCGGCCCCGGCCCGACGTGGTCGGACGCCGACACCGCCGCCTACGCGGCCTATCAGCGGTCGCTCGGCTACCGCGGCGCCGACGCCGACGGAGTACCGGGCGAGGCCAGCCTCGCCCGGCTGCTCGGCACCCGGCCCGCCAGCCCGCCCACCGTAGACCTGTCCCGGCTGCGCGCCGCGGCCAAGGCGGACCCGCCGCGCCGCGGTACGCCCGTGTCGTACGACGGCGTTCGGATCGTCGAGGACGCGCTCGCCCGCGAAGGACTCCTGCCGCGCCGCTACGCCGACGGGCACTACGGCACCACCACGGTGCGCGCGTACGCCCGCTGGCAACAGCGCCTCGGCTACCGCGGCCGCGACGCCGACGGCATCCCCGGCGCCACGTCCCTCCGCCGCCTGGGCGCCAAGTACGGCTTCAACGTCACCGACTGACCCGCCGCCCCTCACGAGATCGGACCGCCCCATGAACCTGCTCGCCTCACTCTCCCGCACCGTCGTGCCCGTCCTCGCCGGCTACCTGCTCACCATCACCGGCGCGCTCGGCTTCAACGTCGACAGCGGCCAGGCTGCCGCACTCGCCACCGCCGGATTCACCGCCGCGTACTACCTCCTCCTGCGCCTGCTCGAACAGGCCGCCGACCGGCTCGACTGGCAGCCCGCCCGCATGGCCGCGGGCCTGTTGCTCGGCTGGGCCCGCTCCCCCGAGTACACGAACGAGAAGCACGTGCCCGGCACGGTTCAGGTGCGGCTCGACGCGGAGGCGTTCGGCGCTGACCTGCACGAGATCATCCGCAAGAACATCCGCCCTGGCGGCGGCCAGTGAGCGACACGACCGACGACATCCCCACCCCGGCCGACCCGGCCGTAGCGCTCGCGATGGAGCGCATGCGGCGGGTCGTTGAGGTCGGGTTCGAGCGGCAGTCCGGGGCGCTGGCCCTGCTGGTGCAGCGCTACGACCACACCGCCGAAACCCTTGCCGACCACGCGACGCGCATCGACGCGCACGACACCCGCATCGACACCATCGAGCGGGGCGAGACCGACCGCCAGAAGCGCGAGACCGCACGCGTGGACGAGCTGTACAACCGGCGCTGGCCGCTGCCACTCATCGCGAGCGTGGTGGCGGTCGGCGGACTCGGACTGTCCGCGTGGGCAGCCCTCGGACGATAGGGGAACGCCGTGTCTACTGCTGATGTGGTGTGGGGTGGTCTGCTCGCTGCCGGGGCCGTGGTCGAAATGGTCGCGCTCCGGAACGGGCGCGCGGACGACACCCTGTCGGAGTCCACCCGCCGGTGGTTCCGTGTCCACACTCCGCCCGGCCGCGTCGTTTTCGCCGTGGCGTGGGTTGGGTTCGCCGTCTGGTACCTCGTGCACATCCTGTGGTGACCCCGCGCAGAAACGCCCCCGCCCAGCCATGATGGCTGTTGCGGGGGCGCTTTTGTCGTACCCCAGTGCTACAGTGCGCCGCCCTTGATGGCGTCAACGAGCGCACCGACCGTGCCGCGGTCGACGAGCAGCGCCGGCCCGTGGACGGCCTTGCTGTCCCGTACGGCGATCCGGGCGCCGACGGGGGCAACCTCGACGCAATCCCCCTGCGCGCCCGAGTAAGACGACTTCTGCCATGCCACGGCGAGAGTCGACGAGTCGTCAATGGTCATGTGTATCCCTTATCTGTGCGATGCGAGCCGCGGACTCTTCGACGGACAACGCTGCTGCGCGCAGCCGTTCGAAGGCGTTCCGGTAGACGGCGACCTGGTCGCGTTCCTCGATGTAGAGGATGGCGGTCAGGCTCTCGACGTGGCCGACGTCGAGGTCTGGGTGATCCTCGAAGCCAAGGATCGTGTACGAGCCCATCTGGCCGACATGCGGCGGGGCGTCTGAAGGAAGTACCTGGATGGTGATGTTCGGGCGTCGCGAGAGGGCAATGAGCCGCCCGAGCTGGTCGCGCATGACTCCTTCGCCGACACATCGCGCTGTAAGGGCGGCTTCGCCGATGATGGCCCAGAGTTCCACGGGGTTGTCGCGGGTGAGTACGGCTTGCCGCGCAAGCCGTACCTCGACCAGGGCGTCAACGCGTTCCGTGACGGCTTCGGACATGGCGGTTGCGGTGATGATCTCCCGCGCGTACTCGCCCGTCTGAAGTAGGCCCGGTATCACGCCCATCTGCCACGTGCGTACGGACGATGCCTCAGCCTCAAGGCTGATCAGGTCCTCGTAAACGGGGGATAGGACGCCGCGGTAGGACTGCCACCAGCCGCGCCGGGCGCCTTCGCGGGTGAGGGCGAGGAGCGCCGTACGGAGTTCGCGATCGTCCACGCCGTACAGGTCGAGTAGGAGCTCGACGTCGGCCGGCTTTGCCGCGGTGCGTGCGGTTTCGAGCCGGGAGAGGCGCGCGGTAGTGATCGCGCCCGGCTCTGCCTTGGCGCTGACTTCGTCGAGCGTGAGGCCGAGAGTTTCCCGCAAGCTGCGGAGTTTGTGGCCAAGCCTGCGCCGGCGCACGGTCGGTGTGCTCACGTATCCCCCTCCCCAGCGTGTTCGGTGTGCCCCAGTCTGCCGCGCCGTCCCATGCCCTGTCACCTGGACCACCTCCGGTGCTGCCACGACCTCTCATCGGCATATGCAATTTTGCATTTCAGGTGTGCAGCCATTGCACAGCATGGCATCGGACGGGCACTCTGGCACTACGAAACGGATTGTGTCGCCCTACAGCGTGTGACGAAACTGCGTGATGGGCACACAGGGACAGAGGTGTTTGCCGTGGTCATCCTGCAACGCATGCCGTTAACATCCGCCCAGTGTCACCCGCCGGCGGGCACGCCGCCCCGGCTACTGCTCGACAGTCACCCGGAGGCGGTACGTCACGCCCGCGAGTACGCACGCGAGTTCGTGTCGTCACTCGTTCCGGACATCCCTGACGGGCCGCTGGACGATGTGGTCACGCTGGTGTCGGAGCTGACGACGAACGCAATCCGGTACGGCACAGAGCCGGGCGATTCGGTGCTCGTCGTACTGGATGCCGTACCGGGCCGGGTGCGGGTCGAGGTGCACGACCCGACACGCCGGCGTCCGCACCAGCGGCCCGAGTCCGATGAACGGGGCCGCGGCCGGGGCCTGTTCATCGTCGAAGCGCTCGCCACACAGTGGGGCGTGGATGAGAGGCCGTTCGGTAAGGCCGTTTGGGCCGTGGTCGCATGGTGAATCAGGAGGCGGTGCAGGTGCCGGGCGCGGGATTCATCGCGGGCACGTTTCACGCGACGTGGGTGGATGCGATCGAGAGCGGCGGCCGGATTCCGTGGCTGCTGCTCGCGCGCTCTGGCGTGCACCTTCCGGCCGAGGAGCGGGCGGAGATCGAGCAGCAGCTACAGGCAATCTGCGACGCGCTCGGTATGCGGCCGGGCACTGAGCGGGTGCCGTACGTCGGCGACCGCCTGGCGCTCCGCTCGCGACTGACGACCCTCGACTACGGTCATCCGCGTGTGGTTTTCCGGGTTGCCGAACCGGGGTCGGTGTGGCGCGGGGCGGTCGAGCAGCAGGGCGCCGCACTGCTTGCGGTGGGGCTGGAGCCGCTCGCGGCTGGTTCGGGCCAGGAGGCCATCGAGGCGTACCTTGATCGGTTCATGCCGACGGGCCGGGTCATGCTCGGCGCGGTGGGGGTGCGCCGCCGCTGATGCGGTAGGTGCGAGAGCGGGCCGCCCCGGAGAGGTAGAGACTCCGGGCCGGCCCGCTTTCATGTGAGCCTAGCGCGGCGGGCGTTGTCGCGCCGCAGGTCGGGCGGCGACTGTTTTACACACGCTGTTGCTCGTCACGGTGTACAAAACATGCTCCCGAAGAGTGGTGCGCGGTGGGCTGGTCAGACGGTGTCCGTCCAGGGGTCAGGCTCCCACATGGGGTGGGGCTGGACCTGCATGCCGTCAGGGGTGCGGACGATCGCGACGCGGCGCAAGAGCTGCCGCAGGATGCTGTTCTTCTGCCGGTCGGTAAGGACCTTCCAGCCGTCGAGAAGGTCGACGATCAGGGGTTCGTAGTCGGCGCGGTGGGGGGTGACCTCGACGACGGCGACCCGTTCAAGCGCAGCCTGTGTGGCTGCCTGCTGCTGACGGATCTTGTCGCGGGCGGCCTCGTACTCGCCAGGTCCGAAGTCGTCCGGGTCTGCGGCGCGCTGCACGCGGAGGTTGGTGAGGGCCGCGGCGTGCTTGTCGGCTTCGGCCTGTAGGCGGGCGCGTTCGCGGGTTGCGGCGGCGCGCTGGTCGCGCGGCTCTGTCCGCTGCGCGGGGATGCTGGGGGCGGCGTCCACGCCGGGTGCCGGATCGTCGGCGAGCCAGGCGCGCACCTTGTCTTCGACCTGCTGCCGTTTGATCCAGACGCCTTCGCATCCGTGGGTGCCGGTGACGCCTCGTCGGCCGCACTGGTACGAGTAGCCGAGGATGCTCCGCTGCTCGCCGTCGATCATGCGTCGGGCGGAGTGTGCGGGGGTGGTGCCGCGGCAGCCGCCGCAGCGCACGAGGCTGGTGAGCATGTAGAGCGCGGTACGTGCCCGCGGCGGTGTCTGGCGTACGTGCTCGCGGCGTTCGCGGTACTGCTGCCACAGGTCGAGGTCGATCAGTTCCTCTTGGGCGCCGGGCACGTAGATCGCCTGCTGGCAGTTGCTTCGGGTCTCGGGCTTGCACAAGCATTTCGGGTCGTGGAGGCGTAGCAGGCCGGCGGGGAAGCCTGAGTCCATGTAGCGGATGAGTGTTTGTTCGGACCAGAGGCTGCCGCGGACGGTGCGCCAGCCTTCGGCGTTGAGGTCGGCGACCAGGCCGTAGAACTTCTCTCCGTCGATGTACTGACGGTAGCGGTCGGCCATGACGGGACCGGCTTTCGGGTCGGCAACGTACTTCTCTTCCTGTACGGTCCAGCCGCCCTTCCCGTCGGGGAGCCGGCGGGGGTGCCAGATGTAGCCGAAGCGGGGGCGGCCGGTGGCGGGCAGGTGGAGTTTGTAGCGGCGGTGGTCGTGGGTCTCTTTCCACTGTTCGCCGGCGCGGTCGCTCTCGTAGGCGGCGAGCTCGAACAGGATGCCGCGTTGCAGTCGGCCGGTAGCGGTGCGGGCGTCGACTTCTTCGGTGGCTGATTGGAGTTGTCCGCCAGCGTCCTCGACGCGCTTGAGGTTGATGCTGACGCCGTCGCGGGAGCGTCCGAAGCGGCTGTATTTCCAGACAGCGATGCCGCGGGCCTCTCCGCGCTCTACGGCGGCGATGGCGGTCATGACCTTGCGTTTGAAGTTCCGTCCGGTCATGTCGAGGTCTTCGATCCAGCCGACGATGCGATGCCCGGTTCGCCTGGCCCACGCGTCGATTGCTGCCTGTTGCAGCTCGGTACTGATCTGTTCCTCTTTCCACGTGCTGATTCGGATGTAACCGAGCCAGGGCTCACCCTCGACGTCGGGTGAGCCCTGGAACGTGGCGGGGACGGTTGCTGTCACTGAGCCTTCCGTTCATGGTCTTTGGCGTGCTGCTGGATGCGGCGGAACGGTACGACGTTGCTCCGGTGGTCCTGGTCGACGTGGCCGGCGCGGTTGCCGGGGCCGGTTGGCCGTGGGGTCAGGAGTCCCCGTGCGCAGTGTTGAACGCCCAGTCGGTACCCGTCGGCGTGGGCTGCGGCAAGTTGTTCGTCTGCAACTCGGTGGACGGCGCGAAGCATGGCGACGATCAGGGTTGGGAGCGCGGCAAGGGTGGCGAGGATGCCGCCGTGTATCGCGGTGTTGTGGTCTGTGAGCAGGCCGAGTGTGCCGAGTGCGAGACCGATCACGAGCAGCGCGGCTGTGATGGCGGTCGGGTAGCGGGTGAACATTCGGCCTCCGTTTGTGCTCTTAGTTCTCCGCGAGGTGTTCCTCGCCGGTGCCGGGGGGTGGCGTTTTGCGCAGGGTCTCCGTCATGGACAGGAATAGGGCCCGCTGCTGGGGGTCGTGGATGCCGAGTTCGTCTGCGGCTTCTTCGGGGGTGATGCGGCGGGTGCCGGGCGGGGGTTGCTGTAGGTCGGCTTCGTCGAGGACGCCGGCGCGGGTGAGGATTTCGCCTAGGGGTCGGTCGAGGGCGTCGGCTACGCGTGCGAGTACTCCGATGTCGTTGACTTCGCCGCCTTGGAGTAGCCGGCTGACTGTGGCGGGGCTGATGCCGGCGTCACGGGCGAAGCGGCCGCGGCCACCGGTGCGTAGGCCGGCGACGTCGTAGCCGCGGCGTAGGAGCTGGTCGGTGAGCCAGGCCGCGAAGATCTTGCGGTGCGCGCTCGTTTTTTTCATGAGTGAAAGGTAGCGCGACCTGCATCGCGGCACTACAGCAGGATTCCGGCCGCACTCCTGTGGGCAGCATGGCAGCTCCCTTTCGAACAGGCAGGGTTTGACCTGCTGTTCTTGTTCGAACGTGGCACCGATTGTTATCGGCCAATCGCGTGGTGTCAACGGTAAAGATTCAGGGAAGGTCCGCACACCCCCTACACACACCTTTCACGTGTGAGAGATGGGTGCTACGTTTCTCTCAGGAGAGAGAGCGTTCTCCAGAGAGAGGTAGGCACCTGGTGTCCCAGTACGACCGCACCGTCCTCCGCGCCGTCGCCGAGCAGACCGGCGACCACACACCCTCTGACCTACGCCGCCGCCTGATGGTTGCGCCCGCCGGAATGATCGTTTCCGACGCGACCGCCTGGCGCTTGTGGAACGGAACCCACGCCCCGTCCGCACAGGTGGCCGCCGCCGTCGAGGCCGCATACGGAATCACCGCCTCTGACCTGCTGCGCCGCGTCAAGGCCGTCGCGTGAGCGCCCCCACGGTCACCTACGAGCAGGCGTGTGCGAACGCTCGCGCCGCCCTTGACCGGGCCATGGCCGAAGTGGCCGCCGACTACGCGGCTGGCCGGCTGGACCCGGACCGCACGGCTGCCTATGAGCGGCTGCTCGCGAAGTACCGGCCCGCCGTGCCGCTCGCGGCCTGAAACGACTTCGGGCCGCCCCGGATCGCACCCGGAACGGCCCACACGCCCACCACAGAAGGGAACTGGACGTGACTACCGAGCAGAGTACCGCGACCCTCGCCGATCAGGTGCGGGCCGCTGCGCCGGGCATCGCCCGGGTGCGCATGATCCCCGTGTACAGCGATGCGACGGGCGTCGGTCGCCGGCTGATCCGCGTGTTCCTGTACGACGCGGCCGGCTTGCAGTCGGGTGACGTGGCGGAGGCTCGCGCGGTGCGTGAGCTGATCCGGGCGGCGCACCCCCGTGCGGATTGGTCGCGGATGCACGCCTATGACGTGGCCCTCGACCGGCTGTCCGCGCTGGCCGCGCCGACCGGTCCGCGCGAGCTCACCGGCGGTGCCGAGTGAAGCCGCAGCTCACCGTGTCCGGCGAGGCCGTACGGCTGCCGCTGTCGGACTACGTTGCCCCGCTGCTCGACTCCCTGGCCGTGGCCTACGCCGACGACCCGAACACGATCGGGCGCCTGCTGAACCTGCACGCGGCGTCGGTGCTCGCCGTCGACCACGCCGCGGTGTCCGACGACGCGACCGACTGGGAGCGGGCGATGCGCGCCGCGCAGGCGGACGCGTCGCTTGAGGAGCTGCTCGGCACGGTCAACGCGGCCGACGACCTCGACCAGACCATCACCGCCGACGAGGCGGTCACCCTCTCCACGCGCTTGATGCGGCTTGTGGCCTGCATCCGCCGTACGACCCCGAAGAAGGCAAGCTGATGACCCTCGCCCTGCCGGAGCGCGCCGCGCCCGCCCCCGCCGCGCCGATGCCGTCCGCGGTTCAGTACGTGCCCGCCCCCGGTGGCATTCCTGCCGACGCCCCCACCGTGTTCGCCGCGATCAACGCCGTCATGCGGGACGCGATGCCCGTCGGCAAGAACCAGCGGAACACGCAGCAGAACTACCAGTTCCGCGGCATCGACGACGTCATGTCGGCCATGGCGGGCCCGATGCGGGCGCACGGCCTGTTCATCCTCCCGGAGCTCGCAAGCCACAAGCAGGAGCGCCGCGGCGAGAAGATGACGCACACCGTGATCATGATGCGGTATCACGTCTACGGCCCGGCAGGTGACTGCCTGGTGGCCACGGTTCCGGGCGAGGCGTCCGACTTCGCCGACAAGGCCACGAACAAGGCGCAGTCAGCCGCTCTCAAGTACCTGTTGTTCACCCTGTTCATGCTGCCTGTCGACGGACGCAGCATCGACGACGGCGACCGCGACCGCGACCACCCGCAGCCGCCCGCCGAGCACCGGGCCGAGCAGGCCGCCAAGGCGCAGCGGCAGCAGAAACCGCGCCGGGGCCAGCGCGCCGAGCAGGCACCGGCCGCAGCGCAGCAAAACCGCGACTACCTCGCCGAGGCCAAGGCCGCGCCAACGCCGCAGGCATTCGCCAAGGTGCGAACTGCCGCCAAGGCCGCAGGCGCGCCGCCCGAGTTCCTGGCCGAACTCGACGGTATCGCCCAGCAGCGGAAGGCCGCCGCCGACGCGAAGGCGGCGCAGGCCGCGCCGGGCCCTACGGCGAGCACGGCCGGATCTGGCACGACGGCCGCCGCTGCGACGGAACGTGCCTCGGCTGACCGGGTCGACGAAGTGACCGACGCGGCAGGCGAGGCCAGTTGGCAGGGCGAGCCCGCCCGGCAGGCCGCCGCCGAGCACGCCACCGCGCTCGCCGACATGTACGCCGCCGCCCACGCCGTCGGAATGGAGTCCCGCGACGAGGCCGACAAGGCGTTCACGTCCCACTTCCAGTGCCAGCCGGCCGCCGCAACGGTCGCCCAGCTTCGGGAGCAGGCCGCGACGCTGCGCCAGATCGCGGGTGCCGCATGAGCGAGCAGCCCACCACCGAGACGGCCGCGCTCGACCCGACCGCGCTGCGGGACGCGATCGGCCGTAAGGCCGCGCTCACCGCGCTGCTCGACGCCGTCAAGGGCGAGCTCGCCACCGCGAACACCGATGTTCAGTGGCACATCGAGCAGCACGCGAAGGCGACCGGCTCGACGAAGTTCGACGCGACCCTGCCGAACGGCGTCAAGGTCGGGTCGGTGTCCCTGGCCGGGGGTGAGGCGGCCGCGCAGGTGGTCGACGTGGACGCGTTCACCGCGTGGGTGCGCTCCGAGTACGCCACGGAGGTGACGCCGCGGATCGCGTTCGACATCGCGCCCGCGTTCCTGACGAAGGTGCTCGGTGAGGCGACGGCGGCGGGTGTGGCGCAGTACGCCGACCCGGAGACCGGTCTCGTGCACGACGTGCCGGGGGTGGAGATCCGCCCGAGCCGGGCCCGTACGAACCGGTTGACGTTCTCGCGTGCGTCGAAGTCGCAGCCGTTGAACGGGCGCGAGCTGGTCGCGAAGGCGTACCGCGAGGGCGCGCTCGCCGACGTGCTGCCCGCCCTGGCGCCGGGTGGTGAGCCCGAGTGATCGCCGTCCTCGCCTTATCGACGGTCGCTGTGATGGCCGTTGCCGCTCTGGTCATTCCCCGCGTGCTGGACGCCCAGTGGGCGGCCGAATGCCGCCGCCACGCCGCACGCCACCGCAAGTAGCCGGACCGCCCGCCCCGCACCGCCGGGGCGGGCCCCCGAACGGAGCCCCCATGGACCTTCTGCGTACGTCGCTCCACCCGACCGACCTCGCCGACCTGAACGCCGCCGCCCGCCTGCGACCCGCCGCTACGGTCGCCGAAGTCGCCGGCCTCGCGGTGACGGCCGAACGGTACTCCCGCACCGTCCACTGCCCGCCGCAGTTCTCCCGCTCGCTCGCCGTGGGCACCCTCGCCACCATCCGCCGCCTGCTCAACGTCGAGCAGCAGCTCGCCGCGACCCGCGCCGCCATCGCCGCGCACGTGGCCGCCGACGACGCAGGCGACGACCCCATCCCAACCGACCTGCTCGACGCACTCGCCCACGCTGGCTGCGCCCTCGACGCCGACGAGCTCGGCACCGCCCGCACCCTCCACACCGCCACGGCGGTGACCTGGTGACCGACTGGCGCACCCTCGCCGCCTGCCTCGACGAGGACCCCGACGCGTTCTTCCCCGACCCCACCGACACCCCCGCCATCACCTACGCCAAGAGCATCTGCACCGGCTGCCCCGTCCAAATCACCTGCCTCGAAACCGCCATCCGCGAAGAAGCCGGACGCGGCCTCAGCTTTCGAGCCGGCATCCGTGGCGGCAAAACCCCCGCCCAGCGCGTCCGCGAGTACTGGCGGCGCGCCCGCGACCGCGCCGCCCACCGCGCACCCGCCCCGCCGGTCGTCGTCGACCCGCCGAAGCCGAAGCCGAAGTCGGACCGGAAGCGGCCGACGTTCATCGGCGACAGGACGCGCGCGACCATCGCCCGGCGCCGCCTGGCCGGTGAGGGCGCGACGGCGCTCGCCCGCGAGTACGACATCACGACGAAGACCGTTCAGCGGATCGCCCGCGCCGCCGAGCGCGCGACCGCCGAACAGCAGGCCGCCGCGTGACGCCGGCCCAGCGGCTCGACGCCGCCCGCCAGCAGCTCGACCAGCCCGCCCCGCCGCCCGTGCCCGGACAACTCGGCATCGACGTCCCCGCCGGCCCTCGCATCGGCTCCTGGTGCTCCGGCTACCGCGGCCTCGACATGGCCGTGGAGCGCGTGTTCGGCGGCACGACCACCTGGGTGTCCGACATTGACCCCGGCGCAAACAAGATCCTCGCCCACCACTGGCCAACCACGCCGAACCTGGGCGACCTCACCACGACCGACTGGCAGGCCGTGGTCAACGAGTACGGCCCCGTGGACATCGTCTGCGGCGGCTACCCCTGCCAGCCCTTCAGCACAGCTGGCCTCCGGAAAGGAACCGAAGATGAGCGGCACATCTGGCCGTACATCGCAGACGCCCTTCGCATACTTCGACCCCGAGTCGCGATCTTTGAGAACGTCGCAGGGCACCTTCGACTGGGATTCGACACCGTCCTCGCCGACCTTGCCGCGCTCGGGTTCGATGCGGAGTGGGCGCTTGTACGCGCGTCGGAGGTCGGGGCTCCCCACCGGCGGGAGCGGCTGTTCATCCTCGCCACTGCTCAAGACGCCGACGGCAAACTTGGCGATCAACGGCGGTTCGCAGCACCCGGACAAGCGGAAGGCCGGGGGGCATGGACCGACGCTCGCCGACGAGGTGGAACACCTGCTACCCACGCCGTTGGCGAACATGAATGGCCCGTCGCAGCGGGAAATCCTCGCCGGGAATCCAAAGAACCGCTTGGAAGCAGCCGTCGCACTCCTGCCGACGCCGCGCGCCTCGGACGGGGAGAAAGGTGGTCCGAACCAGCGGGGCAGCAAGGGCGATCTGATGCTGTCCTCGGCAGTGGTGCAGCTCTTGCCGACGCCGACACGGGCCGACGGGGAGCGGACGAGCGCCACGTTCGGCCGGGGCAACCCGACGCTGACTGGGGCCGTTTCGCCCCCGCCGTCGCCCGCTGGGAGCACGCCACCGGACGACGAGCCCCCAGGGCAACTGACGATCGCAATCGCCTGAGCCCTGCCTTCGTCGAATGGCTCATGGGCCTGCCCGGCGGACACGTCACCCACGTGCCCGGCCTGACCCGCACCCAGCAGTTGAAGGCCCTCGGCAACGGGGTCGTGCCCCAGCAGGCAGAGGCCGCCATTCGACTACTGGCCGCCCGGGCGCTGGTGCCCGCATGACCGCGCCCGCGGCCGACAAGCCGCCGCCGGTGTGCGAGCACGGTAACCCGCGCTGCGGAGCCGTCCCCGTCCGCCCCTACATCTCCGGCCCCCGCTGCGACAAGCACCAACCCGCCATCACCCGCCCGTACTACCAGCGACAGGAGCCGAAGCCGTGACCGTCACCCTGTTCCCGCCGCTGTCGTACGGAGTCGCCGACATGGGCGCCGAACCGCTCGACGAAGGCCCGCGGTTCGCCCGCACAACCGGCATGTCCCGGTGGCACCGGCCCCGCTCCGGCGTCCGCTTCCCCGACGGCCGCACCGTCTACAGCCTGTGGTGCGGACAGCACGCCGGCGGCCTGCACAAGGCAGGCCCGCTACTCACCGCCGACAGCACACCGGCCGGTGACCTGGTGTGCGCCACGTGCGACGGCCGGTCCGTCGGCGCCGGGCAAGAGACGCACGGGCCCGCCGGCCGCACGCTGACGTTCGGCCCCCGCGGCATGACCCCGCCGAAGTACTGCCCCGGCAGCCGCACAGCCCTGTACGAGCCGCTGCCCGGCGGCACGACAGCCCGCTGCCTCGCCTGCGGCGACGTGCACCCGATCCGGGCCATGGGCGGCCCGTACGCGTCCCGCTGCGCCATCGTGCAGCACCCGCCCGGCCCGGCCCTGTTCACGCCCTGCCCGTTCCACCGGTGGCGGCACCCGACCGCCCGCGCAGGCCGCCTCGCCTGCGCCTGCGGCCGCCCCCTCGACCCCCCGCAGTAACACCCCTCGCAC